CCATTCACCTGCCACACCTCTGGATACCACTGATGCCACAGAATTGGATCTTATCTGTGCGTCACTTTCTGTGGTGTTGAATGTGATATATGTGTTGTAATTTGCCGTTGGCGGGGCAGACACACCTTTAATAGACGCAGTGGTGCTGGTGAAACTGACTCCACCCGCATTTGAAGTGGCATTTGTGATCGTTCCTGGATAAGACGGAGCATATCCGGATATCACATCAAATACTTTTTTACCCCTCACGAGGCAATTGATTTTAGGCACTCCCGATCTGAATGGATTGTTATCAGCATCCGCCTGTGATTCGATCTTCAACCACCTGAAACGCACTGCCAAATATGCCAAGCCTCTCAATCTGTGATTGCTATCCCAACCTGGGGCCGCATCCAACAATGTTGAAACAGTTTGGTTATCTCTGCCATCAAAAAATTGTGTGACGACTCTATTCGCATATGCTCCTGATGTTGGAGACGCCTCCACTCCGTGGGAATAAGATGACATTGGAACTTCCACATCATCAATATAGACTTTTTCCAATCCATCTATCTGACCTTCTGACAACACCAATGCGATATAAAGATATTCATTATTGGTTCCATTAGTGGATACGAAGACCCTGAATCCACCAACTCTACGCTTGCCATATATGATGGGAATATTCCCAACACCCGAATCTTTGTTTAATAAAGGTCCTAATATTTCCTGCTGGGTCTGCTGTCCTCCCAGATCTGGCGAACCAAAATCTGCCAAGCCAAAGGGCGATAATACAATATCAACAACTGCGTTAAAGGCATCAACTACGAAATCAACCGCTTTGTCAAAAAATTTCTTTACCGCTTTAAAAGGATTCCAACCCATCTATATCTCCAGATCATAATAAGTTCGCGGTCTCCCTATAGTGGTGATCGCTGATTTAAAAATATCACAATCATTACATAAAGTCCAATCATCCGTGGTCTTGATATTTTTTACACCTATCTTATGCAACGTAAGAAGAATATGATCTAATATCTTAAGATAATTTTTTTGTGATCTAAACTCCTCTAACACAAATACCGTGTCCAATGTTGCTATTGGTGATTCAAGATACAAAGGATGGGATAACTCAACGAAAGCAAACCCTATCAATGTATTCAATTTGAACAACCCAAAATCTATATTTGAATATTTCTTGACCAGACTATTTTTAACTCCAGTCATCAATATATCATCATTGATATTTTCGATGCCTTTTTCATTCAAAGACAACTTGGCCATATCAAATAATTGATAGATATCTTTTTCCTTGATTGGCCTGACCTGTATGTCATCAACAAACATTATGTTCTCCCCCATTTTATATCTGTCTGTATCTGTGGAGCGAACTCCAATCCAACATCCGTGCTAAAGAATCTTTGCTGGCTGGTGCTGTTGGTCCTACGCCCATTTGTCCTCTCATAATCAGCGAACTGACTGCTCACGCTCAAAGCCATTGTGGCCTCATTGGGCGATTCTGATATGCTAAAATCATTGATCCTCCCATCAAAATATTGAAACACCTTGGTGCTATCTATCTGATAATTGTCATCCAACACTGCTCTATATAATACCACTCTCCTATCGATATATTCATTATTGAGCACATAACCCAATGTGGTGTAATCAACTGCCGTGAAAGTGATCGCCATACTGCTGACCCTTATGTCTCTGCTCTCTGTGACATTGCCAAATCCTAAAAATTGTCCCTGTGCCAAATATGTGTTGGTGCCAGCGTCTGGTGCCGTTGGCGAATCATATTCCAAATCAATAGCGCCATTTGTGAAATATACCGCTGTGGCCAGATGTATCTCAACCAGGTCAGCGACTCTCATCTGCTGGCCTGATAACGATGTTATCAATCCTGACGAAAGACCTCTGCCCATTATATGTCCTCTCTGACCGTAAATTCTATCTCGTAAGTGCCATCCGTTCCTGTCTTGAAAGTGGATTGGTCTGTGGTAAGCATCACCTTGAATGGAACATTATTATATTGGATTGTGGTCGTGTTATCTATGGATGTAGCCAATGGTGGGAAGAACTGGAATGTGTCTTCTGAACTGGCATCCTGATTCACATCCGCTGTCAGCATATACACTTTGTCGTGATTGCTGAACTTGATGAAATCACCAGTCTTTAATGTTCCCGATCCTTGATTGGCCCTGATGGATGTAAGTCCTGCCGCATATGTATTCAACACGAGTGGTGTTCCTGACACTGATGTGCCTCTGGTGCTACCGTGTATGGGTGGCACGAAACTAAAACTTTCATATGATCCCTCTTGCTTGATTAGGAAGGCATATAATTGTGACATCTCATCTTGATCCAATTTTATACTGGTTAATTTAAGAGTCCAATATTGTCCGCCAATCTGTCTCCTGATCATCCTATTGCCAATGGTCATACTGGTCCTGGTCGTGGTGTTGCTTGTGATTTCTGCTGACTCAAAATAATTTGTTGATAGTGTTCCTGACATTATGCTGTTAGACTCCTTCTACCTTTCTCGGCTAATGCTTGATTTATCACACCAACTATGGTGTCTCTTCTTTCCTGTAATAATTGATCGAAACTGGCCGCATCTGTGGCTGTGACATTGAAATTGATCGTGACTTCTCCACCACCACCCAACATATTGTTTGGTGTAACATAACCATTCGATCCCGCAGTTATGATCTCTGGACCTGCTTCTCCGACGAGGTAAGATTTGCCTGAAGCGATCATACCACCCTTCTCTCTACCTGGATATTGCATTTGTCTGATCGCATTGACTTGAGCCAATGTGGCCGCCGCCGCACCCGCCGCAAATATAGCCCCCAATATTGGACCACCAATTTTTGCTCCCGCCGCATAAGAACCAACTATTGATGCTTTTGCTCCAATCAACGCTTCAGCAATCTGAACTGCCTTGTAAGCCTCGAATGCTTTCTTGTTATATGTCGCCATATCACCCAGCATCTTCATTCCAGTGGCCTTGACTATTTCAGATTTCTGCTTGCCAGTCATCTCTTCAGCATTGATTTCTTCCAACTTACCTTGCTTGATAAGCTCTAAATTCTTCTTGTGTCTCTCATCCGCTTTTTGTGCTTCTTGCTTGGCCAATTCTTCTCTTGCCCTGATACCTTCTTTTGTGATCTGGGTCTTTAATTCTTCATATTCTCGAGCATTGATCTCTCCATCCTCATACAATTTCTTTAATTTTTCAAATCTCTCTGCCTCGATCCTCATTATCTTCTCGTGTGATGTCTCACCCAATCTCAATAATTCTTCCACGAATGATTTGTTGGCACCTTTTAGGTTATCATAATTGATCCTAATTTTATCCAACTCTGCCTGTAGATATTTTGTATTTTCTGCCGCCTGTTGCGTGGCTGAACTGAATTCATAATACAACGCATTCAGATCAATAATCTCATCTCCCACATTTTTAACTGCTTCAGCCTGATGATCTAAGGTAGGAATTGTATTGGCCCATATCTTGTCAATATCATCCATTATGTCACCGTGCTCATTCAATGACTCACTATACTCATCAGTCTTTTCTTTTGTGAGTGTAAGATAACCTAATAATGAAATTAATCCTGATGCCAATGCTAAAACTATATTGACTCTTGTGGCCGCGTTGAACGCCAACATAGATACCGTGGCCGCCTGTATGGCCCTGGATATGTCATAGAATACTTTTGCCGCGCCCAATACTATGATTGATTCTAAAGCTAATTTCACAAGATCCGCATTGTCAGCCAAAACTTTTAAAAACTTGCCAACCTGAACAATAGCAGTGCCCAATCCTTGTCCCAACGCTTTTGCATATGAATCTATTGTGTCTGAATTTTCATCAAAGAAAGCATTAAGATCACCCAGTTGTTTCTTAAGCTCATCAAAAAACGATCTTGAAGCCACATCCTGGAATTTAAACAATTTGTCACCCAACATTGAAAGAGTTCCTGCCAATGTCTGTGCGAATTCTGTTGTGGCCGTTCCAAACTCACCACCCTTACCAAACACCTTGGCGAACGCCGCTCTGGTCTGTTCTGCTGTGGCTGTGGCTCCTTCTTGGAATCCTAATAATGACCTAACACCTCTTTCTCTGAATACATCAGCCGCCGCTATACCACCACTAAATGCTCTCTGTATCTGTGATGCTGTGGTCTGGAAGTCCAATCCAGTAACTGCGGCAACGTTACCAGTGATCTCTAAAATTGTGCTTAACTCTTCAGCATCTTTAGCCACTACGGCCAAATTGCCTGATGCTCTGGATATCTCTCCCAACGAGAACGGAACCTTGCTGGCGAATTTTGTTAAATTATCAAATGCCTTGGCACCTTCCTGTGCGGATCCAAACAAGAACTTGAATCTCAATCCTAATGATTCTACCTCTTGTCCTACCGTTATCAGGCTCCTTAAGGCTCGACCCACTCCTATAGCCGCAATGGCACTACCGGCTATCTTTGCGGCTGATCCCAATGTGACAGCACTCTTCTGTGTCCTATTCAGCGCCTTCTCTAACGCTTCTATCCTTTGGGTGTTCTTGACTACAACATCAATATCTACCCTTTGTTCTATTGCCACGGGCCTTCATACTCCTCATTTGCCTGTTGGCGGCATCTTGTTCTCTCTTGATCCAAGCGGACCAGAGATCTAATTCCAACACGGTTAATTCCATTATCTCTTGGATGGGCCTTTTGAGCCTATCCGCCAACATCATAATGAAACCAAGATCCGGGTTGGTTTCTATTCCTTTACCAGTGTGTCCAACGGTTGTCTATAACCAACATTGTTGATCATACCAGCAACTTTAATGATAACGGCTGGATCTGCTTCATTCATTAAATTGATCCTATCCGCATCTCTAAAGATTTTTTTACCATTTTTATCCAATGCTTTCACTAACAAACTTTCAACAAGAGCCTCTACGGTCTTGCCTTGAGCCTGTAATTCGATTACCTTGGCTTCATCTTTAAATGGATATGTCTTCCTACAATAGATTTCCATATCCCATTCTTTTACTTCTATTTTTTCAAGATCACCAGCGATTGCTGTCTGATAATGCTGACTGATTTTCTTTAATACATCTGTCATCTTACTCTCCTTTGTCTGCCCGCTCTAGTTTGTGCTATCGCAGGTTTGACTATTCCTCTTCCTCTTGTTTGTTTGGAATAATTTGCCTCTAATCTTTCGATATATGGCACACCATTCTTTAATTTCACAGAGTTATTTGACTCTGCTTTAACCCAGCCTCTCCTCGCACGACCTTTCTTGATCGGGGTAAATGATTTGAGGTTGTTAAACAAATCATTACCAAAACCTAAAAGTTCTTTACGAATTTCCTTACGGACTTCCGCAATTATCTTACGAGGATTAGCAAAGGTTATTTCAATCATTCGCCTATACGACTGTTCTGACCAAAGCACCAGATCCCTGAAAGGTAATTGAAGCCTCGACCATTCCGTCAAAGTTGCTAGAAATTGAATGACCAGTAACAATAATGTTGCCTGATAATTTGATTCCTTGCCCTGTTCCTGATGGGTAAAGATTGATTGTGTTGGTTGTGTCTGATCCTATCGCATTAAAAAGATCCAATTGACCTGTGTTGTCATCTCTGAAATACACATCCATTGAACCCGAGAACTGCGATAAACCTGCTTTGTAAGTTCGATCAACTGATCCCATAACCGTATCTTCGATTGTTTGTGTTTCTTGATCAAGTGTGAAGGATCTTACAGAAGCAACCACTGATTGTGATGAATCTGTTCCGAATTCAACGGTTCCTGATTCACCTGTATATGTGCCGTTATTAACTGCCATATCATTCTCCTATAATAAGATCTTCCGGACCTGAAAGATCAGTTGTTATTTCGGGTTGTTTCACTTCTACTTCAGATACTTCCAATTTATATTTTGGCATCTTTGGCTTTACATTTACAACCTTGTCAGGACTAAAGGTCCATCCTGCTTTCTTGGCCTCCACAATCTCACGATTATGAAAGACTTTTGAAACTCCATTTTTAAACATCGTTGATGACATTATAATACTCCTTTTTTGTATGTATATCTTACATCCACTTGAACCACAACTTCTCCCAATGGTAATTCTCTCTCGACAACTTCTACTCCTACCACTCTTGTTGATACATTATGGATGTTATTGGCGGTTAAATTGATATCTCTATCCCTGCTCAATTCCAATGTTTCCTCAATTCTTTCCACTATTTCATTCCTCAATGTGTCTATATTGGTGCCACGCACATAACATCTCAAATTATATCTGATGGTGCCTTGCCTTTCTGATGTAGATACATCTATTCTACTCTCATCTGCTGTGGTTATCAATATTGCTGGGAATTGAGTTATTGCTAATTTTTGCAAATCAAAAAAGACTCTGCTCACTGACCCCGGTGCAGGATCCGTCATATTTTGTAATTGCTTCTGTAGATTTATAGCGATATTTTCTCGTGCTGACATTACCTTACCAATCTATTGAAATGGAAGGGCTGTCTTTCTGCTTCTGTGATCGTGCCCGAACTATCAATATCATATTCTATTCCATATCTCAAGAGCAAATCAAACTCCTCTTCAAACTTGTTCTTGTAATAAGTCATTTTAGCTTGAAACACATCGCCCTCTGGGTCGAATGTGGATAACCTTGGATAGATATATTGATACAAAACGTGATACACAGCCGCTCTTGTGAATTGGCTGGCAGTCAGTCTTGATGGGCTTAATTTTTCATTGCTGGTTCCGATGATACTGATATCCAATCTACCGTAATCAGCTTTTGGCCACCAACGGATATTCAACAGACGAATGATATCATCATAAGTCTTTTCGTGTAATTCATCAAATTCTTGGATTCCGTATTTTGTGATATCTGGCTCATATTCCAATATATCAGCATCTGTGGCAAATGTTGGCATAAAAAGGTCCTTCCTTTATCTTCTGGTCCAGTCCTTCTGGATCCACTATTATTTATTTTTAAACAAGAAAGGGCGACATCACTGCCGCCCCCGCTTGATACAAAAAACAAAACTCTAAAATTATAGAGCCTTGTCTCCTTGTAATAGAACTGCGTAGTTTGCTTTTAGCACATCGTTTCCTCTGGCTGTAGTAGCTACGTATTCTGTTAATCGAGCCGAAGCATCTCTTTGCGTTTCCACTCTGATTGGTCTTTTTAAAATATGACCAAACGCTTGTG